TATATATGAACAAGGCGATGATAATTGGACGAGTTGGCAGAGAGCCGGAATCAAAAGCAGTCGGAGATTCGACTGTTTGCAATTTCTCTGTTGCGACATCGAGAAAATGGAAAGACCAATCAGGTCAGCAACAAGAGAAAACAGAGTGGCATCGCATCGTCGCGTGGGATAAGCTTGCCGAGATATGCAGTCGCTATCTTCACAAAGGCAAGCAGATATTCATCGAGGGCGAAATCCAGACAAGGTCATGGGAGACTGATGCCGGTGAAACCAGATACATCACAGAGATTCGAGCATTTCAGATGGAGATGCTCGGCTCAAAGAGTGACAGTCGGCAAGGTCAGCAAGTGGTGGTCGCTCCAGTTCCAAGCACTCCATTTCCAGAACCACCGGCAAAGCCGGAGAAGCTATTCGAGCACCCGAGACAAGCACCTATTCATCCAGATGATGATTTGCCATTCTAGTGTTTTCCAAGCCGGTGGAAGAACAGAGTCATCAAGCTCTCTCCGATGATTCTGCCACCGGTGATTCTCTGGCAGGGTTTGGATGAGTTTTGAGACAACTCGTGCTTCACTCTTGCTGTCTCACAAGCTCAACAATGACAAGGACTTGCAGGCAGGAAGCCATCAGGCATGTCGTTCCGTCAACAAGCTCCTTGCACTTTTAAGGAGCGACACGCATATTGGATTGGTAATCAACAACGATTACATTCACGAACCGGGAGACTCACAATGACAAATTCAACAGCAACAACAATCAACGGTCGAATCCTCAAAAGGACTGATGGTGCATTCCTGATTAGTGCTTGTGGCGACGACGAAAATGGCGAATTCAAAAGTGTTGAATTCTGGTGTCCACAGACTTGTGCCGTTGACTTGCAACTTGGCAAAATGTTGGTTGCCGACTGGAAGCTGAATGAAGCTGATGCAATGTTCAGCAAGCATGTTGAAGTTGAATGCAAGCCATATGTCAGCAATCGTTGTGGTTGCTGTCAGGATATAATTGAAGGCAACAAAACCAAAGTTGACAATTCTGGTGAGATTCAAGATTGGTGCGACTGGTGTGTCGAGCAAAATATGGACGAGTGGACAGAGTTGGTTGACTAACAAAGGAGATAGAGATGATTGGAACGATTCACATTGAAGCAGTGATGCATGGTGTCTTTTTCTTGTTCTGCATCGGAGCAGGAATCTTTGGAGTTCTGCTCTGGCGATATGCCGACATTGAAGACATCCATATATTTGAGTCAATACTGTTGCGAATCTGCGCAATGGTGTTTTGGATTTTCGCAACAGTCAATTTGTTGCGAGACTTATTTTGACAATACAAGGAGAGAGCAATGAACCAGAGAGAGCAAGTATTGCACCATCTAAAGATGCACGGAAGCATCACGAGCTGGAAAGCAATCACCGAATATCACATCACCAGATTGTCAGCAGTAATCTTTGACCTCAAGGATGATGGACACGATATCTCAAGCAAGATGATGACAAGCAATGGAAGGAAATTCGCAGAATATACACTTCACCAGAAGGCACAGACATCCATGTTCGGCAGACCAGAGAAGTGGGAGTGTGATTCCTGATGGCACGAGGAAAATACGGCACAGTTGAAGCTCGCTTTTGGGATGACCAGAAGTTGCAACGGCTTGGCAACAACGCAAGGTTGCTGATGTTGTACTTGCTGACCTGCCGACATCGCAACATGGTCGGCTCATTTCGCTTGCCAGTCGCATATTTGTGTGCAGACATAGGTTGGTCGAGGTCTGAATTCGATTCGGTGTGGGAGCGAATCCAAGCCGATGACAGACCGGTTGTGTTTTATGACGAGGATGAGATGTGGATGTGCATTCGCAATTTTGTCAGACAAAATCCACCGGTTGGAATCAAGTCTGTCACTGGATGTGCCAACACACTGGACGCAATGCCGGACAATCCACACAATGACTTTGTGATTCAACAGCTTGTGACGCATTCGGCAGACTTTGCAAAGGTGCATCAATGCACCATCAATGCACCATCAATGCACCATCAGCAGAAACGAGATGCACCATCGATGTCAATGAACAATGAACAATGTACAATGAACAATGAACAAGTAACAATGACAAGCGATGAGCGATTGATTGAAGTGGCTCTGAAGTCCGGAGAGATGCACATCATTGATGCAATTGAAATCGACAGATTGAAGCACTTGCATCCATCAACAGATGTCCATCGACAGCTCAAATTGCTTGCTGAATGGAATCAAGCGAATCCGAGCAAGCGAAAGACCAAGTCTGGAATCAAGAGACACATCAATCACTGGTTGAGTAACTCGAAGCCGGACACTGGTGGAACAATTGCTGATGGTAATAAACGAGCATTAGCAACTGTACTTGCGAGTATGGAGCGACCGGTATGATATTCAAATTTCACAACGACAGCAAGAGCTTGAGTTGTAACTCATGCAGGAAGGCAGGGAAGTGAAGAACTTTGCAACAGCACTCGCAGGACTTGGAGTGATGCTGAATCAGAGAGTCAGTCCGGAAATGTTGGAGGGTTACTGCGTGGTTCTTGGTGAATATCCAGAAGAGCAATTGATATCATGTTGCACAATTTTCGCAAAGACCAATCGATTCCTGCCGAAGCCAGTCGAGTTCATTGACTTAATTGAGCGAGGAGAAATGCCGAACACTGACGTCAAGTCTCAAGCAATGGCAAGCTGGTCGCAACTGCAACCGGTCTGGTCGAATTCAACTGCTGTTGAACAATTCTGTCGGCAGGATGTGCGAACCAGAGCCGGCGTCAATTCACTTGGTGGTTGGTTCTCAATGGTGAATTCTGGAGATGCATCATCGTTTCAGCGAACTGCATTCGTTCAGGCATTTGTTGGCGAGAATCAAAATCAACAGCGACTTGCCATTGAATCAAGATTGGATGAAAATTATTTCAAAATTGCAGAGAAGCGAATCAATGAAAATCTATAAAATCACAGAAGTTGCAATCTTAAAGAAGGAATGCACAAAATGTCGTGAAGAGAAATCGGCAATGGAATTTGCAAGTGGCAAGACCAGAGATGGATTGAGATTCTGGTGCAAGCAGTGTGAGCGAGTATATCAACAAGAGTTCTATATCGCTTCAAAGAAGGAGATGACTATTGCAGAGCACAAGGTTTGTGTTTCATGCAAAAAAGAGAAGCATCATTCGAAATTCTACAAACAAGCAAAAGCAAAATCTGGTCTGCAATCCAGATGCCGGCTATGCTTGGCGAAGGAGGAGAGATGACGGCAAGAAGTACTTGGAAGCAGTTCGAGAGAAGAGTCGCATGGTTCTTTGGTGGTCAAAGAGTTCCACTGTCCGGTGGCAATTCAGGACACACCAGAGCTGATGTGATGGGTGTCGATGGGCTTTTCATTGAAGCTAAATTAAGAGCGAAGTCGGCTCTGTGGACTTTGTACGAGAACACAAAAGAACTGGCAAAAGCTGAAGGCAAGATTCCCGTCTGCGTCATCGGCAAGAAGTTCAGCAAAGGATTTTTGATAGTAGTTCACTCGGATGACTTGGATGAGTTCGAGCGAAAAAGGTACAAATTAAGTGACTCGGATGATGCGAGACTTTGTGTCATATGCAACAAGCCACCGGCAACAATGACAACTGCCGGTGCAAAAGAATGGGAGATATCTCAAATCTGCGAACCTTGTTTTGATGAAGCGACAAAAGAGATGGATGACGAGTGAGCGAGTCTGCATCACTCTAGTGAGAGTCAACAATGAAACAATGAATGCAAATGGAGTGAGATGATTACACCGACCATTGTCGAGATAGTTCGCAAGAGAACACTCGTCTTGTTGGACAAAAAGCGATGGACATACTCCACGCTCGGACAGCGACTCGGCTACAAAGAGCGAACCATCGCAGGATTCTGTCGAGGTGATGAGCCGTCACCAAATGTTGCGAGAGCAATCCTGCTCACCTATCCAGACATTCGACATGGACTTGTGTGTGATGTGTGTGGTGAATTTGTATTGAGGAATGACGGCAGGATGTGCATCGCACAACGAGAGCCAGATGACCGAGTTGACAGACTTGTCGAGATGATTGACCAGACACTTGCGTTCATAAAGTCAGACGAGGTCAAGGCGAACATTCGTGAAGGTGTTGCATCCATACTGTCAGAGTGATATATGACCACATGACGCACGAGGTTGACCGAGATTGAACGATAACAATAGACATGATGCAATGCATTGGCAAAAGGTACTCCTGACGGAATCCCCTGAGGGTAGATGTGGCGCACCGTTTATGGTCAGTTTTGTGTCGACCATAGGGAACATCAATGACCGGCAAGCATTCAGCTGGTCGAGCTTGTCAGAAACTCATCAACAAGAGCGAGGAATAAAATGGCACTACAAGCGCAGAAGTGGACGATATCGGGACTAGCAACAGAGTTCGGAATCAGTCATCGAGTACTCGGCAAAAGGCTCGAAGACTGCGAACCATGCGAAATCAAGGGTCGCTCCAAGTTGTACAAAATCGCAGGTGTTGCTCCGGCAATATTGAAAATGGACAAGCCGGATGACTTGGACTTGACTCAAGAACGAGCGAGACTAGCGAAGGCGCAAGCTGACAAAACTGAACTGCAACTGGAGGTTGAGAATGGAAATCTCCTGCCAGTCGATGAGGTCGAGTCTGTCTGGTCGGATGTGACCACTGCAATCAGAGCGAAGTTGCTGTCACTGCCAACTCGCATCAGTCCACAACTTCAAGACCTAAGCCAACCGGAGATGGAGTCGGTGATGCAGGAGCAGATATATGAAGCTCTGGAAGAACTCTCCGAAACAGACATGGAGCAAAATGAAAAGCAGAAGCCGAGTCCAAAGACGAGAGCCAAGCGAACTCGGAAGAAGGGTTCTGGCAAAGTTCAGACCACCACCAAATCTCAAGGTCAGTGAGTGGGCAGACCTGAAGAGAGTGTTGTCGCCAGAGTCATCAGCAGAGTCTGGTCGATGGCGAACCGACCGAGCTTCATTTCAACGAGGAATCATGGACTCAATTCACGAGCCTGACATTGAGACAATCGTTGTGATGGCATCGGCTCAAGTTGGCAAGTCTGAAATCTTGCTGAATATGCTTGGATACTTCGTTGACCAAGACCCATCTCCAATGCTCATGCTTCAACCGACACTCGACATGGGCATGGCATTCTCAAAAGACAGAATCAGTCCGATGGCAAGAGACACTGAAGTCCTGCGAGAGAAGCTGTCTGAAGTTGCAACCAAAACTTCAGGCAATACAATTTTACATAAGAAATTTCACGGCGGACACATCACAATCTGTGGAGCGAATAGTCCGGCATCTCTGGCGAGCAGACCTGTTCGAATCATCTTCTGCGATGAGGTTGACAGATTCCCGACTTCTGCCGGCTCGGAAGGCGACCCGGTCAATCTGGCAAAGAAACGAGCCACGACTTTCCATAATCGCAAAATCATCATGACTTCAACACCGACTGTCAAGGGTGCATCTCGAATTGAGATGGCATTCGAGAACTCTGACCAGCGCAGATATCACGTGCCTTGTCCACAGTGTGGAATGATGCAACATTGGGAGTGGAAGAATGTGAGGTTTGACAAAGAGAATCCAGACATCGTGTCAATCGGATGTGTTGAATGCGACTTTGAGTTTCACGAGCAGGACAAGAGGAGAGCAGTTCAACTCGGTGCATGGATTCCGACAGCAGAGAAAAGCAAGACGGCAGGATTCCACATCAATGAATTGTATTCATCGTGGAGAACTTGGCAAGAGGTGGTCATTGATTTTCTTGAAGCAAAGAAATCACCAGAGACACTCAAAACATGGGTGAACACATCTCTCGGTGAGACATGGGAAGAGACTGGCGACAGTGCTGATGATGAGTCACTGCATGGCAGGCGAGAAATCTATTCATCCGAAGTGCCTGAAAATGTAGTTCTATTGACAGCAGGAATCGACACTCAAGATGACAGACTTGAGATGACGGTCATCGGATGGGATGGTCGAAACGGAGTCGAGGAATCATGGGTGATTTCGCACGATGTCATTTGGGGCAGTCCGGGAAGAGCTGAAGTCTGGCAACAACTTGACGACCTATTGCTGAAAAGCTACAAGAAGGAAAATGGCGACATGCTGAAGATTGCTTCTTCGTGCATTGATAGTGGAGGTCATTTTACTCAAAATGTGTATGACTTCGTGAAGCCACGACAAGGTCGAGGAGTCTATGCAATCAAAGGCATGGCAGGTGAAGGCAGACCGGTTGTGTCTGCACCGTACAAAAAGAGGTCTGGCAAGAACAAGTTACCGGTTGAGCTTTTCACCATCGGAGTTGATGTTGCAAAAGGATTGATTCTCTCAAGGTTGAAGACGACAGAAATTGGGACAGGGTATATCCATTTCTGCGAGACTCTTGACGAAGAATATTTCAAGCAATTGACGGCAGAGAAAAGAGTGACACGATTTCACAAAGGATTTCCGAGAAGAGAGTGGCTCAAAACGAGGAAGCGAAACGAAGCTCTGGACTGCATGGTCTACGGACTTGGAGCTTTGGCGATTTTGAATCCAGTGTGGGAAGTAATCGCAAAGCGAATCGAGACGAGAGACGAGTCGAGACACGGCAGTCCGAAGCCGAGGCGGATATCCAGACAACGAAAACGGAGCAACTATGCTTCCGGTTGGAAATAGAAAAGTCATCACGGCAGATGACAATTGGAGTGATGAATGGCATATGAAAATCTAACTGCAATTCCAGATGAATTCAGAGCAGGCGACACAATCAAGTGGACGCAGAATCTGACGAACTATCAACCGGACGCATGGACATTGAAATATGTGTTCGTCAAAGATGGCGACCAAGTAATCGTCACCGGCACTGACAATGGTGACAGCTCGCACTTGCTGACAATCAATCTGGCGAGTGCATTTGAGTCTGGAACTTATAAGTGGTCATCGTATGTGACCGATGAAGTTGACAGACATACAATTGAAGATGGTCGAGTTGAAGTTCTGGTCAATTATGAAACAGCAACATCTGGATATGATGACCGAAGTCATATCAAGAAAACACTGGACGCACTTGAAGCAATTATCGAAGGCAGAGCATCAAGAGACCAAGAGTCATACTCAATTGCCGGCAGGTCGCTTTCAAGAATGCCTGTGCCGGATTTGATTCAATGGCGAGACAAATACAAGGCATATCATGCTCAAGAAATCAAAGCCGAGAGAATCAAAAGAGGACTCGGACACTCCGGACGCATTGAAGTGAGGTTCAAATAATGAGATTGCTTCAATTGCTGAAACGAAAAACATTACCAGTAAAAACTGGCAGAACATTCGGGCGGTCACTTCACCAATCAGCTGACATCAGTCGCTTGACAAATGACTGGACGACAGTTCCAGTGCCAATCGACCAGACCTTATTGAACGACCTGTCAGTGCTTCGAGCGAGAAGCCGAGAGCAGGTTTTGAACAATGACTATGCACGAAGATTCATCAAGATGGTGCAGACCAATGTGGTCGGCTCACGAGGGATGACAATGCAAGCACAGATTCGAGATGCCGATGGCACTCTTGACCGGCTTGCGAATGATTCCATCGAATCGCAGTGGAAGAGTTGGAGCAGTGCGAGCAACTGTGACATCACGAAGACTCGGACATGGACGATGATTCAGCAGTTGGCAATGCACTCGGTCATGCAAGACGGCGAAGCCGTCACATTGATTCATCGCAATCGAGATGGGATGACATTGGAGTTGGTCGACCCGGAGTTGCTACCAATTCAGCACAATCGAATTCTGAACAACGGCAATCACATCAGGATGTCAATTGAGTTCAACAGCAATCGCCAACCGGTTGCATATCACATTCTCGACAATGCTCAAAATGATATGTCATATGGATACAGTGGCAGGCGATACATCCGAATTTCTGCTGATGATGTAGTTCACACCTTCATTCCGGAATTCGTTGGTCAGTCACGAGGTCGACCGGCACTATCAACTGCATTGATGAGAATGAATATGCTTCAGGGATATGAGGATGCCAGCTTAACGAATGCCAGAATTGGCGCAAGTAAAATGGGCTTCTTTGAATCCGAAACTGGAGATGGATATGTCGGTGACGATGCGAATGACGGAACAATTGTCATGGATGCAGAGCCGGGAGTATTTGAACAGTTGCCAATGGGGGTCAAGTTCCAAAGCTACGACCCATCATATCCAACTGGCGAATTTGGCGATTTTGTGAAAGCGAATCTGCGAGGAATTGCATCCGGTCTGGGAGTTGACTATTCAAGCTTCTCAAATGACTTGGAGGGTGTCTCATTCTCATCCGGCAGGATTGGAATGCTTGAAATGCGAGAGACTTGGAAGACGATGCAAGAGTGGTTCGCAGAAGCATTCTGCCAACGCATATTTCAAGCATGGTTGCAACATATGCTGACGCTTGGCAAGTTGACTGTCGTTGGAAAAGAATTGCCGATGCACAAAATCGACAAGTTCAAGCGAGTGAACTTTCAAGGCAGACGATGGGATTGGGTCGACCCAAAGAAGGACATGGAAGCCAATCGAACAGCAATTGAACTCGGATTGAAATCTCGGTCTGAAATTATACGAGATATCGGTCGAGACCCTGACGAGGTCTGGCGAGAAATACAAAAGGAAACTGAACTCTTGATTCAGATGGGAATCATTGAAGCAAAAGGAGCAGACGATGAACAGTGAAAAGGTCATGCGAGATTTGCAAGATAAGACGCAAGTTCGCAAAGTAGAAATCAATCAGTCTGGCATCAACGAAGATGACCGAACTGTTGAAATTGCATTCAGCTCAACTCAACCATTCGAGAGATATTTCGGCATGGAAATTTTGAGTCACGAGAAGGACGCAGTTGATTTGAAGAGACTGAACAATGGTGGTGCAGTTCTTGCTGACCACAACCACACCGACCAAGTTGGAGTCATCGAAAGGGCATGGGTTGATGAAGCTCGTGTCGGTCGTGCGACCGTTCGCTTTGGGCGAAGTGAACGAGCAAGCGAGATTTTCAATGATGTCATCGATGGAATTCGAAGGCACATCTCGGTTGGTTATTTCGTCAAGGAAATGGAATTGACAAGGAAAGTCGATGACGCTCCTGATGAGTACACTGTCACAAAATGGCAACCATATGAAGTCTCGTTGACAGCAATACCGGCAGACATTTCGGTCGGGGTTGGTCGCTCGGAAAAGATGGCAACAACTGAAGATGAAGTTGAGCCAGTCAAGCCGAAGCCAGAACCAGAACCAAAGAAGAAGCCAAAACCGAAACCAAAAAAAGAGGAGACAACAATGTCTGATGAAAAGAAAACTGATATTGCCGAAGTTCAAGCACAAGCAAGAAAAGACGAACTTCACAGAGTTCGAGAAATTCAAGCACTTGGCGATGTTCATAAAATGAACGAAAACGCACGCAGTGCAGTCAACAATGGCAAGTCTGTCGAGGAATTCAGAGCTGAAGTCTTGGACGCAATTGCATCGAAGCCTGTTTCGATTGAAACTGAAATCGGAATGACTCCAAAAGAGCAACGCAACTATTCAATGCTTCGTGCAGTGAATGCTGTTGTGACTGGCAATTGGTCAGGTGCAGAGCTTGAGAGAGAAGCATCTGATGAGGTTGCGAAACGAGTTGGCAAGGACGCACAAGGGTTCTTTGTGCCAATGGACATTCAGAGAGATGTGACAACTGCATCTGGTTCTGGTTCTGGCGCAATCGGCACTGACAATCTAGGTGATAGCTTCATCGACCTGCTTCGCAATTCGCTGAAAGTGAAAGAGCTTGGAGCGACAGTTCTTGGTGGGCTGGTCGGCAATGTGACAATCCCTGCATTGACTACTGGCAACGCATCATATTGGGTTGATGAAAATTCAGCACCGACTGAAGGCGCACCGGTTGTCGGTCAGGTTGCTTTGAATCCAAGCACTGTCGGCGCATATGTCGACCTATCTCGCAGGTTCTTGGCGCAAAGTTCATTCGATGCAGAAGCGATGTTCAAGAATGATTTGGCTCTGTCGTTGGCAACCAAAATCGACTTGGCTTGCATCAATGGCTCTGGCACAAGTCCAGAACCAACTGGAATTTTGAACACAACCGGCATCGGTGCTGTTGATTTCACGGCAGAAGGTGCGCCGACATATGCAGAAATCGTGAATGTATGGGAAGAGGTTGCAAATGACAACGGTCTGACCGGCAGTCCTGCATTCCTGACAAATGCAACTCTTGCCGGTGCCCTAATGTCGACAGATAGCTTCTCATCAGCAGGGCTTCCAATCCTGAAAGATGGCAAGATTCTTGGATATGATTGTGCAGTCAGTGGAAATGTACCGGCACACCACATCATCTTCGGAAATTGGAACGACTTGGTCATCGGTGAGTGGGGTGCGATTGATATCGCAGTCGACAAGACAAGTCTCTCGACAACTGGTGCTGTCCGAGTGGTCGCACTGCACGATGTTGGCATTGCACTTCGTCACGCAAGCTCATTCGCTCATGGCGACTAGGCGATGAAATAATCGGGAGAGGGCTTCGGCTCTCTCCCTTTAACGAAAAGGACAGAAATGAAAATCAAAATGACGAGGACGACAATTGTTGCCGGCAAGCAATGCAATGTTGGTGACATCACCGACTGTTCCGACAGAGATGGCAAATATTTGATTGCAATCGGCAAAGCCGAAGTTGCTCCAAAAGTAGTCGAGAAAATTGTCAGAAAAGTTGCTCTGAAAAAAGCAACCAAAAAAGGCAATAAATAATGAATGTTGAGAATTCAGCTGACCGACTTGCGATGCTCTCTGACTTTGGTCAGACAGTGTCAATTGACGGCTCTGATGTAACTGCAATTTATGATGAAGATTATGTCGAGTCGTTGGATATTGCCGGCACTCGACCGTTGCTATATTGCCGGACATCTGATGTGGAATCAGCAGGTCATGGCGATTCTGTTGAGGTCGATGGGATTGACTACACTGTCGCAAAAGTTCAACCGGATGGAACTGGATTGACTGTGTTAATTCTTGAGGAAGACTGATGAAGCTCGATATCAAAGGTGATGTCAAATCAATCACCAGAGACCTGCGAAGGGTTGAGCAGAAACTTGTGCCGAGAGCAACCGTGTCTGCACTTAAGCGGACAACTCGAAAAGTGCAAGCAAGGGTTCGCAGGCGAGTTGCAAAGCGAGTTGGAGTTCCACAGAAAGTCATCAAGCAGAAACAGGGAATTGCAAAGCCAAATTTCAGGCGACAATCAACGGTGATGTATTTGAGATACAAGGGCATCAATCCAATGTCGGTTAAGAAGGCTAGGCGATTGAAAAAGGGATTCAAGGTCGGCAAAGAAAAGCATCCAATCGCATTCTCTCACAACGAGAAGGTCATCTTCGAGAGAATTGGCAAGGCGAGACTTCCAATTCGTGCCATCAAGCTTGAAATTCATCCACACAAAGATGAACTCCACAGTGTTGCGAAGAGACTTGCGAAGCCGGTATTCCTGAAAGAATTCAATCGAGACCTGAAGTGGAGGTTGAAAAAGGGTGGCTTCCGGTAGAATTGACAAAATTGGAATGATGTCAGAAGCGAATCGGAGAGTGTACATGCATCGTCATGTGGATGGCGAGTCTGACTCATATATATGGTTCAAAGGATGTGCATTCGATATGATTGACAAATGCAGTTCTGCGAGGATTGACTTGGAGTGCGAGGACGACAGTATCATCGCAGAGACGGAGCGAGGCATCCTGCTCAAAGCATTGAGAACACACAAGAACCTGAAGGAGTTGAAATGAGTCACGCAAGGCAACAAATAAGAGAAGCAGTTGCAACTCAAGTGACCGGCTTGGTGACAACCGGGAGCAATGTCCACCAGTCACGAGTTCGGGCATTCACAACCTTTCCATGCCTGAATGTTTTGTCAGTCAATGAAGACTTGGATTCAGACAACTCATCAATGAGTGGAGTTCAGGCGAGAGAATTGCAGATTGATATTGAAGCTCGTGTCAAAAGTACATCGCACTTGGATGATGCTCTTGATACAATTGCAGTGGAAGTCGAGTCGGCAATTGCTGGCGACACTACGCTGAACGGTCTTGTGAAATTCATCGAGTTGCAAGGCACAGACATTGAGTTCGATGATGACTTGGAGCAACCGATTGGACTCATCTCAATGAGATGGCTCTGCCTATATTATGTTGATTCAAGCGACCCGGAAACCATTCTTTCATAAGGAGAAAACAAATGGCTATGCACGGATTTGAAGGCAGTGTCACAGTAGGTGGCGAAACAGTTGGAGCAGTTCAAAGTTGGTCATATTCAGAATCTGCCGATGTGGTTGAATACTCATCGATGGGCGATTCGAACAAGAACTATGCAACCGGCTCTGTCGGTGGCTCTGGTTCAGGAACGGCATTGCTAACAAAAGCCGATGCTGGTCAAAGTGCCTTGTCAACAGGCTCAAGTGTGACATTGAATTTGTACACAGAAGGCGAAACAACTGGCGATTATGAGTTGACTGGAACAGTGGTTGTGACCGGTGTTGACAGAGGTGCAGACAAGGGAGATATGGCTTCATTTAGCTTCAATTTCTCTGGAGTTCTGACAGAAGGCACAGTCTAGCAATGAGCATAATTGACAGAGCAAAGAATCACTATCGAGAGCAATTGAATGGCGAGATGGTTGTGGTTGAAGTTCCAGAATGGAGCGACAAAGACGGCAATCCGACTCGCATTTATGCGAAGCCGATGTCATTGCACGAGAAGAATGCAATTTTCAAGTACCAATCAAAAGGTTCACTTGAAGCAATTGCCGAAACATTGATTGTGCGATGTCGGGCTGAAGACGGAAAGTTGATGTTTGCGAAAGCCGACAAGGTGCATTTGATGCGAAGCGTTGACCCGGATGTGATGTCCAGAATCGTATTTGAAATCAACACTCAATCACCAGACACGACTGTCGAGGAAGCAAAAAAAAACTGACCGAAGATGCAGACATCATGACTGCATTTCATCTCGCATTTGAGTTGAAGATGCCAGTCTCACAAGTGATGGAAATGTCACTTGCTGAATTCGTTGGATGGGTTGCATTCTTCCAAATAAGGAATGAGCATGGCACAAAGAGCTGAAGCAAAATATCGAATAGTTGCTCAAGACAAAACCAAAGGTGCGATGAAATCGATACAGGGAAGCATGAAAGCTGTTGGAGTTGCCATGCTCGCAACCTTCGGTGCAAACGCAGTCAAGAGCTTGATTTCTGATTCAGCAAAAGAGATGGACGAGCTTGCCAAGTCAGCAAGAAGGCTCGGCATGTCTGCAAAGGAAATGGATGCTTGGCAGTATGTCGCACAACTGAATGGTGCATCTGTTGAGACTATGACCAAGTCAATCAAAAAGCTGAATACATCAATGTACGATGCAGGACTTGGACTCAAAACATACACAGACATATTTGATGACCTGAATGTTGAATATGCAAATGCAGATGGCACTCTTCGTGGCACAAATGAAGTCATGTTCGATGTTGCTGATGCCCTGAACGGCATGGAGAATCAGGCACAGAAGACTGCACTGCAAGTGAAGCTGTTTGGACGAGCAGGTCTGGACATGGCTCTGATTTTGGGCAAGGGTTCGGACGCACTGCGAGACCAACTGGCAGATGGTTATGCGACTTCAGGAATGTATGGCGAGATGATGAGCAAAGGTGAAGATTTCATCGATGCTCAACTTCGAATGAACCGGGCATTCAGGAATGTGAAATTCGCAGTTGCGTCATACGCACTGCCGGGCTTGACCAGTCTCGCAGATGCATTGTCCGAGAAGCTATTGGACGCACTGACTCACACAACATCAGAATTCAGACGACAAATGGGCGAGCTGATGATGATGCCGACAGAGGCGAAACTTGAGAGCATCGGAGAGATGCAAGTCGAGGTCATGGCATCTATTGACTCACCGATTTCCATTGATTATTTCAATGAGATGTTGGAGATGTCGGACAATCTTGGTGTCAGTTTGCAGGCGATGATGGAAGAAAGAATCGGCTGGAAGCGAGCAAGCGAAGTGATGGATGTTGAACCGGAGCTTCGAGCATTGCACGGCGAGTTGAAGGCGACCGAAAAGGCAATTGCTGACAAGAAGGCAGAACTCGCTCAACGGAAATCACAACTGGCATATGATGAAGGTCAGCGAGAAATCGAAGAAGCTGAAGAGGCTCTTGCTGTGATGCGCAAGGAAGCCGAGATGCTCATTCTTGGACAAACTAGTGCGCAAGCAAAACTCATCGAAAAGCTCAATGAGTACAAGGTCGCAGTCGACAATGGATTGATATCTGAAGAGCAATATTTGGCTCTCAAAGAAAACACAACATTGGCATTGACGGCATTGAGTGACGAAGAGATTTATCGCAAACAAGCAATCGAAGCGACCAAGAATGAACTCGAATCAATAATGACTCCACAAGAAATCTATAGTGCCAGAATCACAGAGCTTGAAGAGCGATTGATTCGAACCAACATGGCAGAAGAGGACTTCAACAAACTGGTTGCTCAAGCTAAAGAAGAGCTACATTTAGCATCAAATGCAACTGATGAATGGGCGAGTTCGATGGATGATTTTGAGGATGCATCTGTTCAAGCATTCCGTCAGATGGAGTCGGTTGGTCAGACGGCAATGCGAAGCATCTCTGATGCGATTGCCACGACATTTGTTGAGGGCAAGAATCTAATGGAGTCTCTTGCTGATTTATCTCAAAATATTTTAATGCAATTTATTTCAACATTAATTCAAATGGGAGTTTCAGATATTACGGCGACCTCAAATTATGACACTGGACCTGATTTTATAGGTCCACCAGCACCAAGGGGCAACAGAGCATCGGGTGGTGGAGTGACATCTGGTCACTCGTATCTGGTCGGAGAAAATGGCGCAGAAGTATTCGTGCCAACTCAATCCGGAAGCATCGAACAGGCAGGTGGCGAAGTGACGGTGCAGATGAATATTCAGGCACTTGATTCTCGTGATGTTCTGTCGGTAATTTCAGAACAAAAAAGCGCAATCGTTGGCATGGTTCAACAAGAGTTCAACAAAAAAGGAATGCGAGGATTCGCAAGATGAGTGCTGTCGATACATTTCCCACATCGCCGAAGCCGAGAGCAATCAGTGTGACATCTGTTGCACCAACATATCATTCCATCAGTCATTCACTCCGGCAATTAACTCGTTCTCGTGGCGGACAATTTTGGACTGTTGAGATGGAATTCCCTCCGATGACAAGAAGTGACTTTTCTCCAATGTGGGCATTTCTAGTGAAACAGCGAGGGCGATACAAGAGCTTCAATTTCGTCATGCCGGAACATGAGCCACTGGGAGTTGCAACAGGCACTCCAACGGTCAATGGTGTCCACTCGTCCGGCAGAGCCATCCAGACGCAAGGATGGACGACATCAGTGATTGACATCATGAAGTCTGGTGACTTCTTAAAATTCGCCAATCACGACAAAGTGTATATGATGACATCAGATGCCAACTCGAATGAGTCCGGCGAAGCCGTGTTGAATATTGAACCGGCTTTGCAAGAATCACTCGCCAATGGAGAGGCGGTTCTTGCGACAGACATTCCTTTCAAGATGAGATTTGAGAACGATGCATCAACCACATTCGTTGACCGGAACTTGTTTTATGGGTGGAGTTGCAAGATTGTTGAGGCTCTCTGATGGCTCGTGAATTTTCATCAGCATATCTCGCAGAACTTGGCAAGTCAGAGAATCAACCGATTCATCTTGTCGAACTTCAATTGCAAGGTGACACTGTCAGATTGACCGATGCCCACAAGTCTGTCATCTACGGAATGGACGAGTTCACTCGTGCAGGTCACTTGCTCGGCATTGGTGACATTGAAGAATCTTCAGAGCTGAATGTCAGTGCGATGACTGTGTCACTGTCGGGCATCGACAGCACAATCACATCGGCATTTCTTGGACACCAATTTCACAACCGAAGTCTGATTGTCCACAAAGCATTTCTGGATGCAAGTGATTCTCTGGTGTATGGTGCAAAAGTGTTCGAGGGTAAAATCACAGAAGCAGGAATCAGTGATGACCCGGACGGTGGCACTGTGTCCATCTCTGTGAACGCATCCAATCACTGGTCAGATTTCACCAGAACGTCCGGCAGGAAGACCAACACATCAGACCAACAGATTCACTTTCCCAATGACATGGGATTCGAATTTGCAGACCGAACTCTTGAAGACATCGCATGGGGTCGAGAGTGATGCGAGCATTGACATTGCATCAGATTGACGAGCATGCACACTCATTGTGTGGTGCTGAATTCATTTGGGGCAAACAAGACTGCCACACGATAGCGTTCAACATGCTGAAACTCATCACTGGTGTTGACCTGCTCCATCTGGTTGACGGCAAATATGACTCTGAAGAGACTGCACGAAAACACGCATCACGAAGTGGTACATTTGTACAAAATGGGCAGGGTATTTTGTCCAAATGCATCAACAAAAGTGACGCAAAGATTGGTGATTTCTTGATATCGAATTCCGGCAAAGAATACGAGCAGATTCACATCAATCTCGGTGGCTCTGTCTTGGCATCAAGTCCAGAGCATGGAATCAGAATCTATCCAATGAAACTATATAGAAAGTTCCATCCGGACTTTGAGGTGGTGAGAGCAAATGTCTGACAATGTGCGAAGAACTCTCTGGAGTATTGGTGTCACGGTTGTCGGTTACTATATCATGACGCAAGTGCCGGGACTTGGTGGAATCATTCTTGCGACAGCAACGGTCACTGGACTTGCGTATGTCGGCAACGAGCTGATGCCATTTGAACAGGAGCTGGCAGAAGGTCATCTCGTCAATAAACAGGGTGCGAATCTTCCCATTCCAATTGTGTATGGAGTGAGGAGAATCGGTGGAGTGCGAGTTGCCGTTCAAGTCACCGGCGATGACAATGAATATCTGTCTGTCGTTCTGGCGATGTGCGAAGGCGAAGTCGAAGCGATTGAGTTCTTGAAATATGATGAGCGAGTTGAATCTGGTGATTCGGATTATGGCGACTCGGAGTGGTGGGAAGATTTCGGTGGATATTACACGGAGCATGAATTTGGATTTGACGGCGCATATTACACTGTCTGGCACCCGTATGAGGAGTACATCGATGACGGATTCATCTCGTGCAACAAGTATGTCGGCACTGATTCTCAATCAGCAGACACTGGACTTGTCGACAGATGGAATGAATGGACAACTGCTCACAAGTTGAGTGGCATCGCATATCTCTCTCTCCGATTCAAATACGATTCCGACACATGGATTCGTGGAGTGCCGACAGTGACTGGACTGGTCAGTGGTTGCAAGGTCTATGATTTCAGGACAGCGACAAGTGTTGCGTCAAGCAATCCGGCAGTCATCATTTATGACTATTTAACGAATGACAGATATGGTCGTGGAGTCAACTCCAACTTGATTGACACAGATTCATTCGAAGATTGTGCCAACTATTGTGACACTGAAGTTGAGCATCCAGATGGCGATGGTGGAACTGTGATGCGACCAATGTACACTTGCAATGCAGTCATGAACACCGGTTCTGATTTCATGACCAACATGAACAAGCTGTTGACATCCTGTCGAGGAATGCTTGTCTTTTCATCTGGCAAATACAAATTGAAAATGGACAAGCCTGAAGACGCATCATTCGCGTTCACTGAAGACAATATCACCGGCTCTTGGGAAATACATCTTGGCGACATCAAGAGCCGGTTCAACAGAATCAAAGCACAGTTTGTGAATCCAGTTTCTTGGCAATCCGACCTGACGGTTGCTGACTCGGAAGCACTTCGAGCCGACGACGATGACCGGTTGCTTGAACGGACACTGGACTTGTCTTGTTGCACTAGTCCGTACGAAGCGTATATACAGGCAGTGATTGCACTGAATGCAAGTCGACAGCAACTGCGAGCATCGTTCACTGCATTCAGCGAGGGGCTTCAGTGCGAGGTCGGCGATGTCGTCTCCATCACACACTCGACACCAGAGTGGGACGCAAAAGAATTCAGAGTTTCGGGAATCACCATTCTGTCGTCCGATGAAGTGTCTGTTCAGGTTCAAGAATATGACGCATCGACATATGAATATGGAGTGATTCAGGAAGTTGATTTGACTCCAAACACGAACCTTCCAGATTCCTTGTCGGTCGAACCACCGACAGAACTCACTGTCACCGAGTCGCTATATTCAACAGGCGACAATTCAGGCATCAAGGCGAAGGCGGTGATGACATGGACGGCATCAGCAGATGCATTTATTGACCAATATGAGATTCACCACAAGCTGTCAAGCGATGAAGAGTGGTTGGTTGTAGGCAGGACAACCGGCTCGGCAATGGATGTTCTTGAGATTGAGCCGGCAATGCACAGTTTCAGAGTGAAAGCCATCAACAGAATCGGTGTTTCGTCCGACTGGAATCAGCGAAATCAAGAGATGCTTGGACTGACAGAGCCACCAAGCGATGTGACTGATTTCAGTGTTGCAAATCTTGGAGAATTTGCGATGCTGACATGGAGTCCAATGACTGCGAACTCTGACCTTGATGTTCGATATGGTGGACACTTTGTGATTCGATTTTCAGCAGACACCTCGCCGACTTGGAACAATTCATATCTGGTTGATGAATCGATTGCTGGCAGTCAGAATTCGACAATCGTGCCACTTCGGTCTGGTTTTTACTTCATCAAAGCAGTGGACTCGACTGGCAATACATCGCTGAACGCAGTGAGTGTCGACACCGATGGTGCAGAGTTGGTCGATTACACGATTCTTGGTTCGGAAGTTGCCGAGCATCCAGACTTCGGTGGAACTCTGGTCAACATGACTGAAGACTCTGGTGCTCTCTCGATATCAACTGGAGAGACATCTGGAAGTTATACATTCGACACTGGCATCGATGCCGGTTCAGTGCAATCAATGAGACTACAACCAGAAGCATCATTCGAAATCATCAATCGCTCAAATGTCATCGACAATCGGACTGAATACATTGACAACTGGCTCGACTTCGATGGTGACGACTCGGATGCATCTGGAAATGTATCATTCCAATTTCGCAAGACGAATGACAATCCATCGGGAAGTCCTGCATGGAGTTCATGGCAAGCAGTCTTCACCGGAGTCGCGGAATGTCGAGCAGTCGAATTCAGGCTCATTGCAAGTGTAGATTCAGTCGATTACGATATAGAAATCACAGAGCTGACCGGAGTGGCTCATCAAATTTCAGCAGGTGGTGGGTAGAAATGACACAACACGACTATTCGATAGCAAATGCATCCGGACAGACTGTTCGAAATGACATCAACAATGCACTTGAAGCAATTGTGACTTTGAATGCCGGAGCGACTGAGCCGGGAACGACATTCGCACATCAACTTTGGCTTGACACAGACAATGGCACTCTGTCGATTCGGAATGCAAGCAACACAACATGGCTTCGTTTGCCGGTTTCGACAACAGCGAGTGATTCAACAATTGCAGGTCTGACTGTCAATGGGGCGACCAACTCGACCGGCATCATGAACGCAGATGGAGGAATAACTGTTGCCGGTGGAAGTCTCGTTGCGACAGTCAGTGCGACTTTCACATCGGATGTGAATTTGCTTGGCGACATCATCAATCCAACTCATCCGGCTTTCAGGGCGACAGCTTCGACAACTCAAGTCGTGCCCCTATCCACCGTCACGCAGGTGACGAATCTCGGCGATGAAGAATTCGACCTGAACGGCGATTTCAGTTCAAATGAATTCACTGCACCAATTGATGGTGTTTATCATTTTGATGCAAGCATGGTTTTTGAGGACAGAGATTGGACAAGTGTGGATGCATCTGTGTCATTCTGGATTGCCATCTCGACAGACGGTGGCTCGACTTGGTCAACACAGAGCGATGATGACAGTATCTGCATAATAAATTCACCTGATGGAACGAGCCAAGATGAACCATTCGTGGCATCCACTGTGAGTGGCATCATGAAGCTCGATGAGGATGACATGGTTGCATTATTCACACATGTGACCGACTACGGAGGCTCGGACAAGCGAATCGATTCAGGCAGTACGGTTCAATTTTGTGGTCACTTAATTTCTGGCATATAACAAGGAGAATGAGGATGAAAAGATTTGGGAGCATATTGATTTTGATGCTCATGATTTCAACAATGGCGATGGCAGTGATGCCTTTTGCAAAATTCACAACCGAAGGCTCAACAGACTTCAATGTCGCACTGGATAAGTCAAGAAAAGACATTCAGATTTTCGCACCAGATGCCGACATCAAGTTCAGTGTTTGGCGATATTATGGCGACGAGTGGAACATCATATATCCGGCATTCAATGTGAACAGTCCGGCAGTGTGTGACTCTCAATATGTCGCATTTGCCGGAGTGCCATTCAAAATTGTTGACGGTGGAAAAGCCGATGTCATTTGTATTGACAGAACTGATGTGACATCCGTTCAGGTGATTGCAAAATGAGATATTTGATTGCAATTATTTTGGCGACAGTCGTGTTGCCATTTCTGTGCATAGCAGGGATGCCGGAGATTGCATCACTTGGAGATAGAGAGAAGTCTGATGGCTTCGTCTCGCCATCCAGTGCGATGCCGGTCATGCGAGCGACATCATACACGTGGAAGTCTGGTGGAGTGAATTGTGTGTTCACATCCGTCATCTACAATTGCACCGGACGAGTCAAAGTGAAGGTCTACCACGTGACCGGTGCTGTCTGGAAAGAATCTGCATGGAGTTCTGTCGGAGCTGGCGAAGCAAGCTTCGGATTCAATGACATGATTGTCGGTGATGACTATTCGCAGTTCCAAGCTATATATGATTGCACTGATGGCTCTTGCTTGGACAGTGAGTGGACTATGGTGCATCAGGCACAATGGACTCAACCAACGAAGAGACAGCCACCAATCGAAGAGGAGCACGACGAATGAGCAGTGTGAGGCTAGTCAGGGAAATCAATGTTGGACATTTGATATCGATATTCGGAATGGTGTTCACTCTGATTGTCTTTCTGGTCAGGACGGACGGCAGGATTGAAACCAACGAGTTGACGCTTGGACGAGTCATTGAACTGCAAGAGCAGATGATTCGAGATGTCAGTGACCTGAAAGAGTTCAAAATCAGGCAAGAAATCATCACCAACATGGACAAGAATCTCTTTGCCGATGAGTGAATATCACTATTTCGCAGACGATGAGTTGACCTGCCGATGTGGATGTGGACTCGGCGCAAGTGCGATGAGCAGGGCATTCATGTTGAGATTGGAATTCTTACGCAAGGAACTCGGATTCCCATTTCCAGTGACATCTGCAATTCGATGTTCAAAGCACAATGTCGATGTATCATCGACCGGCAAGAATGGAATTCATACGACGGGCAAAGCTGTCGATATTGCTGTCGATGGTGAGCATAAATATGAGCTAGTGAAACTCGCAATGTTTGCACGATTCACCGGCATTGGCATCGGACGCACATTCGTTCATCTCGACATTGGCAGTCCGGGAAAATATCCAAGACCGAGAATTTGGAACTATTGAATGGAGATGGAAGTATGGAATGGTTGAAAAGCACAAAGTTGATTGCATTCGCAAGTGGCTCGCTGTTGTCGTTTGCAGGATTGATGACTGGCAAAATGAGTGGCAGTGAGTTCCAACTTGCAATCACGGCAATCACTCTT